GGTGTCTCCTCTGTTCCTCGTTATCATTTTACAGAAGTTCCTAACAATACATATGGTAGACTTTTTATTAAGTGTCTTAAAAAGTTTTTAAATAAAGATGGTTATTACATAACTGTAAAAGGTCAACATTTAAGGAAAGATATTAATTGGCGAAAGTATGAATTTGGGCAACCTCAATCTGCCTCCACACATCTCAGAGTTTATTTAGATAGGAGGAGGGGAGAAGATGTCAGTTCTTAGTAAAGATCAAAGGTCTAAAATCATGGAAGAGGCAATAAACGAATTAGATGTTATTACCGAAAGTGATTGGTTCAAAGACTTGGTAGAAGAAAAGGTTCGCAAAGTATTAGAAGAGCAGTTCCCTTTTTTAAGTATAGTAAAGGAGGAGGTTCATTAATGAATGACGAAGATAATTTATGGAAATGTGATGGTTGTGATGTCATGTTTGATAAATCAAAAATAGTGGATTCAATACATGAACCATACTATGCATGTCAAGATTGTGAAGATAATTTACTAAAGAATAGACGAGAAAGGGAGTGTAGTAATGATAGATAAAGCAAACGAATACGATCAACTATTAGAATGTTTAGAAGACCTTGTTGGGCAAATGCAAAGTGAGAAGTTAACACTTAAACAAGCAATACAAAGTGTGGAAAATTTAAATCGATATTATAAATGGCAGTATCAATCTAATCCTAAATTATCTTTGGAGGAAATAAATGATTAAAGAAGTTTCTTTATGTAGTGGAATCGGAGGGTTCTCTCTCGGTTTCGAATGGGCAAAGTTCGCAGAGCCAGTTATGTTCTGCGACTTTGACGAATGGTGTAGAAAAGTTTTAAAAAAGAATTGGAATGATGTTCCAATTTATAATGACGTTAAGGAGATAGCAGATGACCCAAGAAGATTTATTTCAAGCAAAATCAACAAAGGAGAAAAGTGGGTACTCACCTCGGGCTATCCTTGCCAACCCTTCTCAGTCTCGGGAAATCGCAGAGGACAAGAAGACCCTCGCCACATCTTTCCGTACATCCATAGAATTGTTGAACAAACAAGACCCACTTATTGTGTTTTCGAAAATGTTTATGGGCATGTCTCAATGGGACTTGACGAGGTTATCCATGAAATGGAAAGCATCAACTACCATACGAGGCAATTTGTTGTTTCGGCTTCAAGTGTCGGTGCGAGACACAAAAGAGACAGACTCTGGATCATCTGTAAAAATGTGGGCGACACCGAATACAATGGATGCTCTACCTCCGAGATCGGAAGAGGGAACGAGGAAGTTGCAAGAGGGACACCGAAAGGGTCGAAAACAACCGAGCAATTTAAGGGAGCAAGTGGACAAGAAGACAATGGCTCTTTACGAAACGAATTATCCAACACCGACAACGAAGGGATTCGGACATGCCTCGGAGGGAATGACATTGATCTTCAGAAAGAAAGTGGAGAGAGGGGAACTGTCGGAACAAGAAGCGAAAGCAATGATGAACGGAGTGACCTTGAGACCACCTCGAATGAAGGAGTGGAAATACCCGACACCGAATGCAGGTTTAGTGAAACACAGTTACAACGGGAATCACGAATATTACAAGAAGAGACTGAGGGACGGGAGACAAGTGGACTTGGCTCACAAGATATTCCTGGAAGAGGGAGACGGCAGACTGAATGCGAATTGGACGGAGTGGCTAATGGGTTATCCTATTGGATGGACGAACCTCGAGGAGTCCCAAGAGTTACAGTCAACCAAAAAAACAGACCTCAAAGATTAAAAATGTTGGGGAATTCTATAGTTCCTCAAATAGCAATGCAAATAGGTTTAGCTTTAAAAGAGGATATGATTAGTACATTCGGCTTGACTAAAGAGGAGGATAAGTGATAAACAGAAATTGCACGGAGCAATTTCAGGAATTGCTTATGTATGGTCGGGGAGTTTTGTCCTCCCCTTATTCTCTCCGACCACCCTAAATTCTCCTTCAACAAAAGCAGATGGATGTTGTTTTCTTATTTCGGAAAGCCTCGCTACAATTTCTTCACGAGATAGTTGATCTAATTGATGTGTTGTTTCCCTACGATCTATGGTTAAGCCTCCTAAGGCACTCCGTATCTTTTCGGCATTGATCGCAGAGCTATATTGTCCATTCTCTTCTGCTCCTATACTAAGCTTAGATAATCTTCTAAGTTGTCCTATAAGAGTGACACCATATTTTCTTTCTCTAATTTCTCGGAGTTCTTTTAGATGTTCAGTAACCAAAGGAAAATCACGACCATTCAACAAAAGGCTTGCAGTCTTATTTGCTTGCCCTTCAGAATATCCTGCTCTTCTGCAACTTTCGGCGTTACTATATACACCTTCACAAACAAGTTTGCAGAACTCTTTTTGACGATTAGTAAGGAACTTTTCTTTTGCCATAAAAATACTATAGAGTTATTCTAATATTATTTCAATTCAAAACGAAAAAAAATGTTTGCCTTCTGTTCTTGTCCCTATTCAAGTGTAACCAAGTGTAACCAAAAGTGTAACCAATTATTTATTATGTATAAACGATTACAGAAGACTCGTTACACTATTACACTCGTTACATCTATTTTGAAAAAAATAAAAACAAAAACAAAAATTATGAGAGAAACACTATGTAAACATAAATCACTTGACTTCTATAAGATAATTTAGGAGAATTAAAAAAAACTTAGGAGTTTATTATGACGGGTTTATATTTTGCAGAAGCAGATAATGACAGAAGAATAAAAATGCCTATAGAAGAAGCAATCAATAGAGTTGAAAGAGTTATATCTGACAATTGTGATGATTTAAGACAAAAAGAAAATGGAGAAATCTATGCAGATGAGTTATTAAATGCATGGAACACTATTTTAAAAGGTTAATAAGGTTAATAAGGAGGAAAAACTAAATTGAGGATAAAAAGAACTAGAGAACAAATAGAAGATAGTATAAAAGATAGGTCTTGTTGTTTTCTATGTGGCAAGAAACTTAGAAGAGTTAGTGAACTAAGAATCTCTGACAAAGCTTGTTCTTCGTGTAGAGGGCAAGGTAAGTCCGAGAAAGCGGGTATAACAAGAGACCACAAAGAACTAAAGGCTAAAAAAATAGAACCTAGTGAAGACGAATTACTCTTTGAGGATTCTGAGGAAGCCATTAATGAAGTACAATACGGCAAGGTAATAAAACAAGTCACACAAATATCTTATGGTACATCTGCATTAGTTGATTTAATGTCGCCAAGCACTTACTACTCCAAGCTCTATGGATCGGCAACCGATGGAACTAGATACTCATATAGAAAAGGGAAGATAAAATGAAACCAAAGACAAAAGAACAAATAAGAAAAGCATTTAAAACTAAAGAATTTCATGCCATGCATCCATCCATGTATGCAAATTGTGATGCTTATTATATTGAAACGTATATTAATATTAAAAGAGTTATTAAACTAAATGCCACTAATGAGGAAAGGGCAGGTCAAAGAGCTTTGGCTAAAGAAGAAGATTCAAACAGATGGACTAATGCAGGGTATGAATTCGTTGATTGCGATTTTAATATTGTAGAAGAAAAAGACTATATAAATTATAGAAGAAGAACAGATGCTCTTAACACTAATTGTAAAAAGAAAAACTTATGAAAGTTATAGACAAAATAATAAAACACTACGAGCAAGAAGCAATTGATTTTGCTTTAGCAGGATCTGAGGAAGAATCTAAAAACGCAAAAAAATTAGCTTCCAAGTATACTGAAATGAAATACAATGGGCATACACACTCATTAAGAATGGAGATAAAAGACAAATGGGAACAGAAATAAATTACGAATGGCAAAAAGAAGAAGAAATAAAAAATCATTGTACACCTCGTTGTCCGAGATGCCAAGGAGTTCTGTCAACAATGGAAGTGCATGGACATGAACAATGCGTTCTTTGTCATGCCGTGATAGAAGATTGTTGTCAAGGAGCACCACAAAAATGAGTGACAATGTTATACAATTAGATAAAATAAAGAGAACAAAAGACCCTGTTAAAAATGTTTGCGAGATGGCTGCTAAAGAATTTAATGATTTAGTTATCATAGGTGAGGATAAAAATGGTAAGATTCAAATGATTACAACTATTGCAGAACCTGCTGATTTAATATGGTTTTTAAAAGTTTGTGAGCATGGAATATTATCAAGAGGAGTGGAGGAAGAAGATGAGTGAAGACATACAATTAGACGCAACTGCCTGTTTAGAAGAAGTAGTCTCTTACATAAGAGGAGACACTAACCTTAGAGAAGCTACGTCAGCTTTATATAGATTAGGAATGGATAAGAAAAGTGCAGGTAAAGTTCTCAGAGATACACCTAGAAGTAACGTCTACAACTTTCATACAAAACCCAAACTTGGCTCTGATTCAGGCTGAGAGAATGTGGGAAATATCTAAGCCTATTGATATTATAAGTTTCATGTGTGGTTTAGATGAAAAAGTTATAAGAATGTTAGCAACAGGTTTAGAATGGAAGAGGATAAAGAAAGATTGGTGGGAAGTTAAATGGTATGGTTCTTGGTTAACCACTGAGGAGATGAACCAACTTCCAGAATCTAATTTTGGAGACTATAATATAACACCTCCAGAAGAAGACGGTATTCCATTTAGGAATAAATATTCATTCGATAGATCAGCAAGTTCTAGTTTAGATTGGATAGAAACAGTTTATAAGTAAG